GGAGTCACCTAAGATCATTGTGTTAGGACGATCACGTTGCTGAATCATAGACTCTTGGTCCATTGATTTTTCTAAATCAAGTTGTGCATGACCTGCAGAGTACAAAGCATACTTGTAAGTAAAGTATCCTTGATCCGCATTTAAGAAGTTCATACCCTCAATACCGCGGTCAAAACCTTTAGGAATACGATCGGTTGATACAAACTCCTCTAATCTCTGTTTAGCAATATAGGTACTATAAAAAGAACTAATTGCAGGGAGATATACTGCGTAGTCTTTTTGTAGTGGAGTTAAATTGACTGGTGATTTCATATTTAGGCTGCCTGTGCAGGAATAATATATTTGTAAGTGGCTAATCCACTGTCTAAAGTAATTTGAATAGCACCTTCATTACTTAAAGACATTTTAGTATTGTTGACATCGGCAATCTTAAGAATGCTCAAAATTGGTAATACAGGCCAAGTCCAACCACGATCTAATTTACCTTCTACATTCTGTGCAAAAATAAACTCGCCACCGTGTGTTGACGCATCACCAAAGATAAATTTCAAATTGCCACCATCTGTTTTTGCTAAGAATGTTGGATGTTCTGAATTTGCACCTGCTTGGAAATTGAAACGTTGTACTGCAGCCACGCTGGGTTCAACTTCTACGTCCCATTTAACACCACGGAACTTAACAGTTTTCATTTTTTCATTGATAACTTCTGTGGTCATAAATCGATAGTCGTTTTTAAAATCACTGTCTTTGTTTTCAAAGTGGATACCGACCGGGATAGTTTCTCCGTTACGTTCTGCTGTGGTAATTGAGATCTTTGCGTCATCTTTGTACTCAGCACCATCCAGTAGATATTTAAGTTTTTGTAGTTGTGGCATGCCAAACACACCTAACATATCTGGGTATGGATTCGCTGTTTCCGCTTCCATAATAACAGAGCGATCGTCTGCCATTGAGTTGATTGTGGTGCCTTCTGCTGTGCCTGATACTTTAACGGTAGTCAAAAATCCTAGATTCTGTGTATGACTAACGATATCTTGTAAAATGTCTTTCATTTAGGTTCTCCGGTTATATTAATATTATATTTAGATCGTGAGTAAAAGTCAATGATATTTTACTCAAAATCAAACAATTTGTTAAAATTGTTGTCACTGCGTGTTGAACTGATATCCCATTCTAGAACACCAATTAAATTTCCTAACTTTTCATCTATAACTGTGGTTTCCATTTCACCATCATCGAATGGTAAGTCTTTGAACCATTGTGGCAAGCGTAGTTCGTCTACAGGATATGCCACAGAAGTATGACCCATTGGATTGTCTTTGAGACGACACACAATGACTTTAGCACCATCTGTGATAGTCATTGAATATTTGTCATCAAACATGCGTTTTAAAGTGTTCCAATTCAGACTGGCTCGAACATGTCCGGGCATATTAGTCTTACCTGCTTTCTTTTCTTTGGCAGCATACTCTGTGATGTTGTTGGCACGTTTTGGCGAACCTTTTTCCCAACCGGGTCTGGTCTTGAAATCTGTACGGAAGTCGGTGATATAATCCAGCACTTCTTCTTTGGCCGCTCCATTCAGAACTTTAGTTAATACTGCACTTAAGAAGTCCTGGATGACTACAGGAGTATCTGATCGTTTTAGGTCAAGCCCCATGGCTTTGATCTTACCAGGATTGCCGTCTGAGTCTGTTCTTTTTCCTTCTTTGTCGAAGTAGAGAACTGCATATCGTTTCTTGGTGATGAATAATCCTTTGGTAGCAACAATCTCGCGACCTGCTTTGATAACTTCACCTCGGACTTTTGGACAATGGAAGGCTTCTTGCATGAATTTAGGGAATGTGCCATTTACTTCTTCTCCTATGCTATCGTAAAGATCAATAATGTTTTCTTTGCTCCACGGTATCAATCCTTTTTCAATGTCCTGCTTTAGAGTTGAATACGCAGAAAAATAACATGAATCTGTGTCACCGTAGATAATTGCTTTGCCTATGTGATTCTTTTCTCCAGTAATGATCTCATTGACTTTGCCAGCCATATGATGAGCGATGGCACGGCCAGTGAGTGTGGTCGATTGTCCAATTCTATTATCAAAGAAACGGCAGCCGGGATTAAGAATAGCGCCATACAAACTGTTTAAGTTAATTTTCTTAACCAATTGACGCTTGTCCCAGTATTCTTCTTCAATCTTATTGCCTGCGGTTATACATTCTTTTAATTTGGTCTGCATGTCTTTACGTTCAGCATACCAACGTTTTAGCAGTCCGGGAATGATACCTTCCTTGTCATAGGTAAAGATTGTTCCGTTAGCACTCAGCATCCAGGGTTGATTATTTTCATATATTAAATCATATACCTGTGCAGCACTTAGAGTGTCATGACCGCCATCTTCCCAGTCTATGGTAATTTCTCTGCCCACTTCGCGATTCATTACAGCGGTATACTCCAATGATCCAAATATACCTTCCCATGCTGAAGCAAATGATTTACCTTTGGACATTTCTGCTTCAATGTATGCTCTAGTACCGTCTTGTCGAAGCTGTCCTACAATAGTTTCCGGACCCATGTTTAAAGCACGAATCGCTGAAGGATACAGTGAGTTAATATCTAGTGAGCCAATCCATTCGTGGATACCTTTCTTAGGATACGCAACATACGCACCAGCAGCCTGTGTATCTATTCCTGCTTCACGTTGTACTCGATTAGGAACGATCATTCCTCTACGATGTGCTTCATTAATGATAGCCTGTTCAGTAACTGCTACAGCACCCATAGTGGTCTGCAACAGCACTGTGCATTCGTGTGCCAGTGTGTTGGCAAGTGCCAGAAACTTTAATTTTTTATCTAGTTTATCTAATAAAGCACAGTCTTGACGATTGTATTCGATGAATGTTTTAAAATCGTTGTTATAGAGTTGATCCAGCGTGCCTTCGTAGACAGTTTTATTTTCACCGATCTCCGTTTCACCAATAGCATCTAGTCTATAAGTGTGTCGTTCTTCATAGGTATATTTTCTGTACAGTTCTAAACTGTCTAGATGAACACGACCAATCAGATCATAGGTCACAGCAGTTTTGCCATATTTTTCATATTCTCGTTTTTTAGGATATTGATCCCACAAACAGAATCTGCGAGTGTCTTCTTTTGATAACACCTTGGTCACACGATTAACGGTATACGGAATATCAAAGCCTTCGCTGTTCCAACCGCTTAACACATCAGCATCCTCAATCAAGTTGAGAAATGTGTCTAACATTTCTGCTTCTGTTTCGAACAACATGGTATTGGGAAATTCTTCAACCTGTTTTTGTGCTTCGGCCATGCTGAGAGTTTTAGGAGGTAGTGCTAGACATACCATAGTATCTAACCACTGTAGATGAATGGCTATGGCTGTGATAGGCATGAAAGCATCATCTGGCGATGCGTATCCTCGCTCGGGATCAAAGTCTACCTCAATGTCGAACCACGCTACATTTAGTTTTGGTGCATCAGCGTTGAGATAGTTGTCTTCTAAGCAACGATATATGGGATTGATATCACTTTCAAACAATCTTTTATTGGAATGTATAGCTAATTCTTTTCGATGTTCTTTTACATTCTTGCTGGTAACCCTACTCAGAGGTTCACCTTTAATGGAAATATATTTTCCCTTGGAATCTGGGTAATAGAAGATGTGTCTTGCTGGGTATTCTTTGAAATGTCTGTTACCTTTGTCATCTCTTTCAACGACATTGATAACGTCCTGCTCTCTATCATAGAAAGCGTCTACGTAACTCATTTATTCTCCTTATGCAATTTCCGGCTTGCAAATACCAAAATGATCATTTATGGCTGATCTAACCTTATTCTAAAATATTTATTACTACCAACCAGCAGCGACTCCAAATCCGAATATATTAACACAAGCAAAATATCCTGTAAGAATCATAACCCATGCAGCTCCTCGTCGATAACTAGCGTAACATTGTGTTATGCTTCCAACAAAGAAACCTGGATATACGATCATCATATTGGGATTAGCAGCGTGTAGTGCTAGAGTTAACGAAGCACCAACTGTAAATATAAAACTAATTAATTCACAACAAAATGCAATTTGATCAGAATAATAGCTGTCTAACCAAAACTTTTTAATATTTTGCATTAGTCAAGTCGTTTAGTAATATCAAGTATAGCTTCAACTTCTTTCCAATCTTCGTCGTGTGCTTTGAAATCACCTTTGTGAGCGATTTTAATTGCACGACTAATGATGCTGGGTTTGATTTGTAGTTCTTCTGCCACTGCTTTTACAGTTTCTTTGAGACCTTCATTTAAATCTTCTACTTCACGAAGTACATTTGAGCCTTCTGTGATTAATCTTTCTAGTTTTGCTTTTTCTTCTGGACCGTACATTTTAGCCATGACTATATCTCCTTATAAGACTATTATATAGCCAACAAAAAAGCCAGTCAATATAAATTGCTGGCTTTTGAGTTAATTTGGTTAAATTATTTTTGTTCTGCTAGAACGTCATACATTTCAAATACGCCGCCCATACGCTCGTATACTAGACCAGCATACAATTCAGCCTTGGTGCTTTCTTGAAATTTAGATTTAGCAACACGCTGTGCCCAAGAAAACAATTCTTGATCCACTGCATCAATTTGTTGCTGCCCACCACTTTCTTGTACAAGTTTAACCATGTCTTTGAAAGTTAATTTTGTTTCTACTGATTCTTTAACAGGACGCTTTTTGCTCTTTGGCATCATCTTGCTTTCTTTTTTCACAGCGCCTTTCTTTTTGTCAGCGACTGCTTTCTTCATTGGCTCTTTCTTGTCACCATCTTTGTCCATGTCTAAGAAATCTGGTTTAGCGGCTTCTTTTACACTTTCTTCTTTCTTGTCTGATTTCTTTTCTTTCTTGCCCTTAACCATGTTCATGAATTTTTCACGAGCCGCTTTTTGAGCTTCTGAAGCTTCTCCGATAGATTCTTTTTTAGCTTTTTTGTCTGCTGGATGTTCGTCTGCATCAGGATCTGTATCTTTGTCGTCTGATCCACCGTATACGCCTGGAGCAGATTTGTGAACGATACCTGTTTTAGTTTTAGTAACTGTACCGCCTTTGGCAGTTTTCTTAGAATCACCGACTTCCATTTCTTCAGCTACCGCTTCTTCTTTTTTCTTTGCTTCTGCAAGAACAGTTGAAGTACCAGCTAGAACACGCAATTCTGCATCTTCGTTTAATTGTACTGGTTTTGGAAGCTCCGGCGCTTTGACTGTTGCAATAGCGTCATCCATTGAGCTGATTTTAGTAATTAGTGATTTGAAGTCCATTTTATAAATTCCTTGGTTTTAAGGTCCGTAATGTATTTATCTCTTGATGGCAGAGCCACCACCGAATATATCGCCCTTTAGATCCAGCGCATTTTTAGCAGTTCCGTCAGCATTTTTAGCCTGTACTATCTTAGGCACCTTGGGTGCTTTAGTACCGCTTTTACCTGGTGATCCCGTATAACTTTTGTTACCACGATCTTTGCCGATGGCAAGATGGGGGCTTACAACAGCGGCTATATTTCCTGATGATGTAGCACCTGCTGTAGCTGATTCTAAAATATCTTTAATTTTCATGATAGTGTATTTATTTCTTTTTAGCACGACCAGCTTTCATATTAGCTAACCAGTGTGCCATTCTCTGCTTTTCTCCTGATGAGTTTTTCGCAGTTTTACGCAGGCTGCTTACTGATGCTTTGGTATTGACTCCGCTACGTTTGGCTAGTCCTTTGCGTCCGGGCTTTTTGCCATCAGCAAAGTTTTCATGCTCAATGCTTTCGCCTCCACCACCACCGCCATCACCACCAGCTCCGCTGTCGCCACTATAGCCCACAGCATAGCCATAGCCACCATACGGGCCTGGACCATAAGCAGCCCAACGAGGTCTACGTTTTTTACGTTTAGCTTCTGTGATAAACTCAAAGGCTCTCATTTTTATCCCCAGGTGCGGCAATAGCACTGCTACCGCCTCTATCTTTGCTGACCAATTGTTGTGGTTCCAGTTTTTCTTGACCTTTGGCCACACGACGAGCACGTTTAAGTCCGTCTAATATCATTTTAAGGCTGTTCTCGTCTGCTTGATATTTGATACCAATACCACCTGCTGCTTCCCATGCTGAGATATTGCTGCCACGATCATCAATCAATACATTAGGCATACCATCGGCATTTTTAGCATACTTGGCCTTGTTGGGAGTGATATAGATATGCTTGGGTTGAGGATTAAGATGTTTTTTAATCCACACACCTTTGTATTTCGCTGATCCTTCGTAATCTCCACGCAATGGACTTGAGCAGATATTATAACTGCCCGCAGCATCAACAACTATATCTACC